AAAGCTCCACGTGCTGATCTCTATGAGACACAGGTTCGTGAGTTCAAGAATTTCCTCTCGTTACTCAAAACTTAGATAAAATAAGGAGTCAATAAAATGACTGATCAAGAAAATCTCGATCAAGATGTTGAACTCCATGATGACGAGACTGTCATGGAAATGTCTGATCACGAATCAGATTCAGTAAAAAGTGCTGATTCTGCCGCAGACGCTTCTGGTAATGCACCAAAGCGTACCGGCGACCAAACAAAGCAAGAACCAATGCCAAAGACCAAAGCGGCTCTTATGGCTGCAATGATGCATAACATGGGAAAGATGGATAAGAAATCTCTCCAAGCTATGTATGGCAAGCACAAAGAAATGTATCACAACGAAGATATCGACGTTGACGGTGAAGTAATTGCCGAAGCTCCAAAAGCAGAAATTGCTTATGAAGCTAACTTCGACGACGATCTTAACGCATTGGTATCTGAAGAAGCAACTCTTTCAGATGAGTTCAAAGACAAAGCATCTACAATCTTTGAAGCTGCTATTAAGTCTAAGCTCTCAGCTGAAGTTGATCGTTTGGAAGAAAAGTACAACGAAGAACTTGCTGAAGAAATCTCAACAACCAAAGCTGATCTTGTAGAAAAGGTAGATTCATATCTTAACTACGTTGTAGAAAAGTGGTTGGAAGATAACAAGGTAGCTGTTCAAGCTGGCCTTCGTACAGAAATCGCTGAAAAGTTCATGAACAACTTGAAAGAATTGTTTGTTGAATCTTACATCGATGTACCAGAGTCTAAAGTAGACCTAGTTGACGAACTTGCTAGTGAAGTTGATGAGCTCGAAGAGCAACTCAATAACTCTACAGGTAAAATCATCGAAATGACCGAGGAGCTGGAAAGCTTTAAGCGTGATGCGGTTATCCGTGAAGCGTCTAAAGACCTTGCAGAAACTCAGGTAGAAAAACTCAAGTCTCTTGTAGCTGATATCGACTTCAATGAAAGCTTTGCTAACAAAGTCAATACAGTAAAAGAGTCTTACTTCAATAAACCGGCAACTACTGAAGCCGTTACAGAAGAAGATGATACCTTTGAGGTTGAAGCTTCAGACGTAATGGGTAAATACCTTAGTGCCATCAAAAAGCAATCGAAATAATAGGGAGTCCTAAACGATGCAAAACGTAGTATCTTACGATAATCTCGTAGAAAAGTGGGCACCGGTTCTCAATGAAGAAGCTGCCGGATCCATTAAAGACAATCACCGGAAAGCTGTTACTGCAGCTATCTTGGAAAACCAAGAGCGCGCCCTCCACGAAGAAGGCCTGCTTGAAACAACTTCAACTGGCGACGCTGCAAAGTGGAATCCAGTACTGATCGCACTCGTACGTCGCGCAATGCCTAACCTCGTTGCTTACGACATCTGTGGCGTTCAGCCAATGTCTGGTCCAACTGGTTTGATCTTCGCAATGAAGGCAGCTTACCAAAAGACCAAAGCTGGCCAAGCAAGTGGCGACGAAGCTCTCTTCAACGAAGCTGCTGTCGGTTACTCAGGCGACTCAAGCACAACTGGTAACGGAACACGCGGACCATCTGGTCTTGCTGGTACATTAGACGGTGACGGTGACTCAACAATCCTTGACTCCGCCACAGACCACGTACCATATACCGGTGATGCTTACACAGCTGCTGAAGGCGAAGTACTCGGCGGATCAGGCCAAGAAGAACTGGCTCCAATGGGCTTCACCATCGAGAAGGCAACAGTTACTGCAAAGACACGTGCTCTACGCGCTAACTACACCCTCGAACTTGCACAGGATCTGAAAGCTATCCACGGTCTGGATGCTGAAACAGAACTGGCAAACATCCTTTCAACTGAAATTCTGGCTGAAATCAACCGTGAAGTTGTTCGTACAATCAACGCACAAGCTAAGATTGGTGCCCGTCAGACTTCTAACCAGACACTGGGTGTCTTCGATCTGGCAACAGACGCTGATGGCCGCTGGTCAGTTGAGAAGTACAAAGGTCTGATCATGCAGATCGAGCGTGAAGCTAACGTAATCGCAAAAGAAACACGTCGCGGTAAAGGTAACTTTATCCTGTGTTCATCTGATGTTGCTGCTGCTCTTAACGCTGCTGGCATGTTGGATTACACTCCAGCACTTAGCTCAAACCTGAACGTTGACGATACTGGCAACACATTCGCTGGTACACTGAACGGACGCATTAAGGTCTACATCGATCCTTATTCAACCCGTGACTATGTCAACGTCGGTTATAAGGGTACAAACCCATACGATGCTGGCTTGTTCTACTGCCCATACGTACCATTAACAATGGTCAAGGCTGTAGGCGAGGAAGACTTCCAGCCACGGATTGGCTTCAAGACACGTTACGGAATGGTATCAAACCCATTCGTTGGAGCTACTCCAGCTGACGGTCTTGCAACTAACCGTACAAACCAATACTATCGTGTCATGGCAGTTAACAACATCCTTTCATAGGGTGAAAATAAAAAACTGTTAAGATAAACACTGGCCCCGCTTCGGCGGGGCCTTTATTCTAATATAAATAGAATCATGGCTATACTAACAACAAACATTAATTACCTTCAGCCTACCAGTTTTAAGCTGGTAATTGATCGTGAGAATTATCCAAATCTCGAATATTTTGCTCAGTCTATTAGTCATCCAAGTATGACTGTGACAGCGGCAGAACTTCCATTTCGCAAATTTAGAAGTATTCCTATGCCGGGCGAAAGTCTAGACTTCGGTGAATTTAGCGCTCAAATTATCATTGATGAAAACATGACTGGTTATTCAGAAATGTATGGTTGGTTGACGAGACTTGTAGAACAAAATCTAAAAGGAGCTCTAGACAGAGGCGATGGTGTAGTACCAGCAACATCAGATATTACGCTTTCAATATTGTCTAGTCACAATAATACCGTAAAGCAGATCAGATATATTGGAGCTATACCAACAAGCTTAGGCGAAATTTCTTTTGAAGCAACTGCTGCTGGAACTGAATTTTTAACTTTCTCTGCTTCGTTTAGATTTTCTCATTTTGAGATAGTTTAAACATTAGATATATAGTATTGATTAATTTATAATGTGAGTAACAACATGATTGACTTGAAAAGCGTCCTCGCTCAATGGGCAGAGGATAATACCATTGGCATCCATCTGGATGAAGATTCTAGAAGAACACCTCTCTTACATGCAAAATATCTTGAATTGTTATCAAATGCTAAGTTGCTTTTGAAGAGAGCAGAGTTTTCTCAAAAGACATTATTAAAGCAAAAATGGTTGTATTATAATGGAAAGATGGACCAAGAAGAAGTCGTTGAATTAGGATGGAATCCAGATCCTTTCAATGGTCTTAAGATTTTAAAAGGTGAACTTGAATATTATTACGATGCTGATCCTGAAATTCAAAAGTCAGAAGAGAAGATTCAGTATTACAAAACACTAGTTGAAACATTAACAGAGATAGTGAGTAACATTACATGGCGTCATCAAACAATCGGGAATATTATTAGGTGGAAACAGTTCGAATCAGGAAACTGAATCATGCTAATCTCCACATTGATTGTGATTGGGGACAAGCTGAAGAGCTAAATGAGTTTTTCTCGTTTTTTGTTCCCGGACATAAATTCATGCCAGCATTCAAACGGCGAGTGTGGGATGGAAAGATTCGCCTATTTGATAAGAGAACCGGTGAGTTACCAGCTGGTCTCATATATCATCTTGTCCAATTTATGGAATCACGTGGCTATAACTACGAACCTGTTCGTACTTTATATGGCATGCCGTATTCTGAAGATAAGCCTGATGCTGAAGAACTGGTCAACTTTATTAAAAAACTAAATCTACCTCATAATATGAGAGATTATCAGTTTCTTGCAGTTATTGAAGGTTTAAAAAGACAAAGAGGTATACTTTTATCTCCAACCGGTTCCGGTAAATCACTTATTATATACGTGCTTCTATCTTATTATCTTGCAAAGTTGCGTGGAGATAGTAATAAGAAAGTTTTAGTTATTGTACCAACTACTTCGCTTGTTGAGCAAATGACAAACGATTTCGAAGAATATAACATGCCAAAAGGATTAGCGCATAAGATTTATTCTGGTAAAGATAAAGACACCGAATGTCCTATTATTGTATCAACTTGGCAGTCAATTTATAAACTTCCAAAAGCTTGGTTCGAACAGTTCGGTATGATTATTGGTGATGAGTGCCACGGCTTTAAATCTAAATCTCTTATGCAGATTATGAATAAAGCTACCGAAGCGCCATATCGGTATGGAACTACTGGTACTCTTGATGGAACTCAAACACATGAGTTAGTACTCCAAGGCTTATTTGGTAAGATATATAAAGTTACAACTACGAAAAAACTGCAAGATAACGATACTCTGGCTCAATTGAATATCAACAGGATTGTCCTTGATTATTCTGATCAATCGAAAAAAGAGTTTGGAAAGAGAACATACCAAGAAGAAATTGAGTACATTGTTACACAAGAAAAAAGAAACAAGTTTATTACTAACCTCTCTATTGATCAAAAAGGAAATACGCTAGTTCTGTTTAATTACGTTGAGAAGCACGGTATACCACTTTTCAAAATGATTCAAGAAAAAGCAAACGAAGATCGTAAAGTCTTCTATGTCTCCGGAGATGTTCAGACATCAGACAGAGAAGCAATTAGAGGAATAGTGGAGAAACAGAAAAATGCTATCATTGTTGCATCCTTGGGTACCTTTAGTACTGGCATTAATATCCGTAATCTTCATAATATTGTTTTTGCGTCGCCATCTAAATCTCAAATCAGAGTTCTTCAATCGATTGGACGAGGATTAAGAAAGTCAGATAACGATGAACCAACTACACTTTATGACATTATAGATAATATTAGTACCGAGAGTAATATGAATTTTGCTTGGTTGCATGGTCAAGAACGATTAAAAATCTATCAACGTGAACAATTTAACTTTAAAACATATAAAGTAGATCTATGAATTTAAAACATATTAAATTAACTAATGGCGAAGAATTCATCGCTAATATTATCGAAGCAGAAGAAGAAGAAGGCGTTATGATTATGAGCCATGCTTTGAAGATAGTAGAGGTAGAAAACTTCGATGAAGGATACAGTTATTTTGCATTTAGACCACTTATGTCATTTACTGAAAATCCTGAAAAGCTTCACATTCTTAACATGTCTCACGTAATGGTAGAAACAAATCCATCAGACAATATTATGGTACATTATAACAGGACTATAGAGAAGATGGACAAGGTGGCGCGCGGTGGACTTACTATGGAAGAGCTGGAAGAAGCAAGTGATGAAGATTATGAAAGATACATGGCTATGCTCGACGATTTAGATACCGATGAAAAAGCATCAAAAGAGACTTTAGGAAAGAACGTTTTAATGTTCAAGAAGAAGAAATCTAACGATGACACGTTCCACTGAGTATATCCTCTCTCCCCAAATAACTTAATTTATTATACACCATTTGTTCAGGTTTGTAAACAAAATAATGAGCAAAAACTTAGATAACTTTTTTTATGAGAATGAAACTTAATAGTATACAAACACCTCCTAACGTGTTATAATATACCTATATTTTGAAACGGAGATATATCATGGCCAAAAGAGCAAGCATTCATTACGTAAATAATGCTGACTTTTCGCAAGCAGTTGTCGAATATGTAAGGATTGTAAATACAGCTAAACAATCTGAGACAGAGATTCCAAAAGTACCTGACTACGTAGCTCAATGCTTTATGCGCATTGCCGAAGGTTTATCACATAAATCTAACTTTATTCGATATACGTATCGTGAAGAGATGGTAATGGATGCCGTAGAAAATTGTTTAAAAGCAATCAATAACTACGACATTGAAGCCGCTACTCGAACTGGTAAACCAAACGCTTTTGCCTACTTTACTCAGATTACGTGGTATGCTTTTCTTCGACGAATCGCTCGCGAGAAAAAACAACAAGACATTAAGATGAAGTACATCGCCAACTCTGGTATTGAAGACTTTATGGTGAATGAACATGGAGATGAAACATCGGGGTTAGTCGCTGAAGCATTCGTTGACACACTCAAGACTCGTATCGATCGAGTAAAGTTTGTTGATAACGAAGTAAAGGAATATAGCAAAGCAGAAAAGAAACGTAAGAAACGTACTATTACAGCTGATTCAGATCTGTCGGAGTTCCTTGAATGAAAATAGCGGTACTCAACGATACGCACACGGGAATCCGTAATTCATCTCAAATATTTCTAGATAATGCTGAAGACTTCTATAAGAATGTTTTCTTTCCAGAATGTGAGAAACAAAATGTAACTCAAATCTTACATCTTGGAGATTACTACGATAACCGCAAAGTAATTAACATAAAAGCTCTTCACCATAATCGTAAGTGTTTCTTAAACGAAATGCGTAAACGTAGTATGACTATGGATATTATTCCAGGGAACCATGATACGTATTTCAAGAATACTAACGACATGAATAGTTTAAAAGAACTACTTGGCCACTTTATGAACGAGGTCAACATCATCATGGAACCAACCGTAATGGAATACGGTTCTTTGAAGATTGCTGCATTACCGTGGATTTGCCAAGATAACTACGATCAGTCTATGGATTTTATTTCTAATTGTAAAGCAGATTGGATGGCTGCTCATCTTGAGCTTGGTGGATTTGAAATGATGAGAGGTGTTGTAAATAAACACGGCATGGCTGCTGAGTTATTTAAACGGTTTGAGTTAGTACTCACTGGTCATTTTCATGTTGGATCTCGTCAAGATAATATCTGGTATCTTGGTAGCCAAATGGAGTTCTTTTGGTCAGATGCTCATGATCCAAAATATTTCCACATCATTGATACTGAGACTAGAGAAGTAGAACGTATTAGAAATAATTACACTTTGTTTCATAAAGTTGTGTACAATGACAAAGAAACCGATTATAATAACTATAATACTTCGATATTAGATAAGAAGTTTGTCAAAGTAGTTGTAGTGGAAAAAACAGATACGTTTGCTTTTGATCGGTTTATTGACCGTATTCAGAATCAAGATATCTATGATTTGAAAATCTCTGAAAACTTTAATGAGTTTATTGGAGCTAATGTTGAAGACGACGGTCTTGAGATTGATGATACACCACAATTGATGGATGACTATATTGAAGGCGTAGATACTGATCTAGACAAGGATCGTATTAAAGTGATGATGAGAGACCTGATGACTCAGGCTCAAGCTTTGGAAATTGTATGATTGTATTTCAAAAAATTCGTTATAAAAACTTTCTATCCACTGGTAATAATTTTACAGAAATTGATTTGACTCGACATAAGACTACTTTAGTTGTTGGTCAAAATGGTTCTGGTAAGTCTACTATGTTGGATGCTATATCGTTTGGTCTTTTCGGTAAAGCTCATAGAAAGATTGGTAAGACTCAACTCATAAATTCTGTTAATGGTAAAGGTAGTCTTGTTGAAGTTGAGTTTGCTATTGGTGCTTCTCAATTTAAAATTATACGTGGAGACCGGCCAGTTAAGTTTGAAATCTGGAAAAATGGCGAGATGATTAACCAATCTTCTCATTCAAAAGAATACCAACGTATTTTAGAACAAAATATTCTTAAGCTGAATCACAAATCTTTTCATCAGGTTGTAGTATTAGGTTCATCTAACTTCGTACCATTTATGCAATTGAATCCTGCTCTACGTCGTGGTGTGATTGAAGATTTGCTTGACATTGGTGTATTCTCTAGAATGAACCAGATCTTAAAAGAAGAAACTAATATTATCAAGGAAGCTATCAAAGATTTTTCTTATCAGATTGATATAATAAAGAACAAACTAAGTACTCAGAAAAAGTATATTGCTGACGTCAAGAAAATTACTAATGAAGCTATTACTTATAAAGAAACTCAGATCTCTACGAAGCGTAGTCAGATAGACGCTTTAGAATCTGAAAATTCTGAATTAAGTAAAGAAATAGAAGGCAAGTATGATGACATCCAAAATACACTCAGTCAACTCCACGATAGAAAGCAATCGCTCTTACAATACAACGCGCAGTTCAAACAGCAAATGGCGGCAGTCGTTAAAGATGCGAAGTTTTATGAAGAGCATAAACAATGTCCAACCTGCGATCAAGATATTGATTCGGGAGTACGGGACGAAAAACTCTCCACGGCTAAGTCTAAAGCAAAAGAATTACAAAGCGCTATGGGTCAGCTCGCTGAAGAGTCAGATCAGGTTGAAGAATCTATTTCAACAACAAATGACACACTTTCCGAGATGCGAGACAAACAAAGTAGTTTACATTCTAACATACAACAAATTACTAGGCTCCAAAGCGAGATTGCAGATTTCAGAAAAGATATCGCTGGATCAGCTACAGCCGATCTCAAAGAAGCAGAAAACGATTTAGTAGAAATTCAAGATAATCTTTCATCGATGTCTGACGAGAAGATGAAAGCAAACGATGAATATTCATATAAGACTGCACTTGGAGAAATGTTAAAAGATACTGGTATCAAGACTAAGATTATCAAGCAATATCTTCCAGTTATGAATCAGCTAATCAACCAGTATCTTCAAGTGCTGGATTTCTACGTACACTTTGATTTAGATGAAGAGTTTAACGAAACAATTCGTTCTCGTCATCGTGATAATTTCGGATATGATTCTTTCTCTGAAGGTGAAAAACAACGTATTGATTTGTCGTTGCTCTTTACTTGGCGGCAGATTGCTAAGATGAAGAACTCAGTATCCACCAATCTCTTGATGTTAGATGAAACGTTTGACTCAAGTCTTGATCATGAAGGTGTGGACAACTTGCTAAAGATTCTCTATACTCTTGGTGATGATACGAATATCTTTATTATCTCTCATAAAGGTGATATTCTTGATGGTAAATTTGAGAACAAAATTGAATTCATTAAAGAAAAGAATTTCTCAAAAATCAAATAAAAGGTTTACAAATCAGCCTTTTTGTGATATAATAATCTAATAATGAAACAGGAGCTATATAATGGAACTTAGCGATAATACTCTTACTACTCTAAAAAACTTTTCCAGCATCAATCCTAACATGATGATTCGATCTGGAAATACTATTAAAACGATCTCTGAAGCTCGTACCGTTCTTGCTACGGCCGGTATAGTTGAAGAGTTTCCAATTGATTTTGGTATCTACGACCTCAATGAATTTATGGGTGT